CGGGTCGGGGTGGGCCGTACGGCGGGGTCGCTGAGAATGCGATGAACGGGTACTCGTACGGGATCGAGCATGAGTCTTCTGGTCTGGGCTGGGATCTGACCGACGACATGGTCGCGACCGGCGTGAAGATGGTGGCGGCGGCCCTGGACGTGGCTGGCCTGCCGACCTCGGGTGCGATCAACCACAAGACGTGGGCTCCGAGGCGGAAGGTTGACACGAAGCAGTCGGATGCGTGGTGGCAGTCGAAGATCGCGGTGGCGCGACTTCGGGTCGGTGGCGGCGTGACGCCGCTGCCGGTTGTGAGCCTGTCGGGTGTGCTGCGGAACCAGTGGAAGGATGTGCGCCAGGTGCAGTCAGCCCTGAACCGGGTGATGGGGACGCGGATCGTCGTCAACGGGATCTGGGACAGCGGCACGCAGGCGGTGTATGACCGGTTCCGGCGGGAGAAGCTGGGCCTGTCGGGGTCTGCTGCGACTGGTGAGGTGGGGAAGGCTTCGCTGGTGGCTCTGGGGGAGCGGGCTGGTTTCCGCGTGGCTTGATGCTCTGTAAGCGATTCTGAGGTGCGTTTGCCGGGGATTGGTGTTCTGACACCAGTCCCCGGCTATACGCATGTCAGCGTGCTTCTGTGGGCTTTCTATGGGGTGTTGCGGGGGATGTCTTCGAAGTCGATGACTTTGGTTCGTGCCCACCCTGAGCCACGATGCGACAATCCGAACATCTTGGACATCTCTTTGAAGCATTTCAGGCACAGGTCGCAGCGGTGCCGCTCCTGCCCGTACTGCACTTGGACGCTGTCCACATCCCTCTTGCCCTGACATCGGTCACACACCAGGACCGTCACCTCAGCCATGAGCCTCCCTCAGCACCGTCACGTTCCCAGCCTCTTGGCTGGGGAACATTGGCTGGCCGGCAAACTTCTGGTTCCTTTGGTTCCGGTCCAGCTCAAGGCCAAGATACCGCTCGGTCATCACACTGTTCGCATGGTGCAGGAATGTCTGCACCGTGCGCAGCGCACCGTCGTAGCCTTGAGCGACTAGCTCATCGAAGAGGGCTCGGGCTCCGCTTCTGCGCAGGGTGTGCATACCCTCCCACAGGGACTTTCCAGACGTGTCACGCATGTCCCACCCGATTGATGTCAACGCCTGCTGCGCGATCCCCTCGACCTTACCCAGCCGCTGGTCAGGGAGCAGGCGCTGACTTCTCCAGTCGGACTGGATGCGGCCGGCGTAGCCACGGGTCGTTGACCGGCTGCGCTGAGGGATCAGGTACCAGTCCGATCGCAGCGGGCCGCACTCTTCCGTATAGCACGTCAACCAGGTGCGCAGCTCCCGGTCCAACTCTGCGCTGATCGGCATCACGTCAGCGTCACGTGTCTTGAAGATTCTGACATTCACCTCTCCAGCGTCAAGGTTCACATCTCCGACCCGCAGGTCAACGATCTCGGATGCGCGCAGCATCAGGTACAGGCCGAGCGCCAGGAGCATCCTGTCGCGCGGATGGGGTGCAGCGGCGAGGAGCATCGGGAACTGGCTTGCAGTGAGCCTTCGGCGCTCGACGCGGCGCAGCCGACGCCGTCGCCTGCCAGCAAGTGGTTCGCTGGCGAGATCCATGTGGCCTCGGGACCGGCACCACTTGAAGAACGAGGAGAGCGACGCCATCAGATGGTTGATGGATGCGTCGGACAGTCTCGGAGACAGCTCAGCGAACATCGAGTCGATGTCAGCGACCGTCAAGGCGCTGACATGTTTCCTCCCGACGCAACGTTCAAGATGGTTGAGGTTGACCCGGTAGCCCTTCAACGTGTTCTTGGCCGCGCCTTCTGAGGCGCGGGACAGGATGAACAGTTCTGCGGCGTCTGAGATCAGCATGCTCCGATTATCGCGACGGCAAAGAAGCATGTCAACAACACGAAGCAACATCAGATAAGAAAATTTGCATCGAACTAGTGTGCGCTACTGCACAGGTTCATGGTGATTGTCAAGTGAAAGTTCTGACCTGCGAAAACGTCACCCATTAAGGCTAGTTGAAAAGTTTGCAACGTGCGCTAATATTCGTTTGGTAAGCAACCACGGGGGAATGGAGGATGAGATGGCTAGGCCGAGACTGGTTCCTTCAGATTCAGTGTTGGAGCAGTGGTACGTCGAGGAAGGCTTGACGCAGCAGCAGATCGTTCAACGGATCTGGGAGCAGGACAGGGTCCGTGTGGCACGCAGCACGGTCGCGGTGGCGTTGCACCGGGCAGGGCTGACCGACCGGGTCAGGTACGAGGACATGATCCCGTGGAGGGTTCGGGTTGAGCACAGCTCGCACAACCTGGTGAACATCCTTCGGGCCGCTGGCCGCGAGGCTCGCGGCCTTGAACTGACCCCAGCGGCAAGAACACAACTAGAGTCTTTCCGTCGGAGGCAGGAGGAAGAGGACTGTGTCATCGCCTACGTTCCTGACACAGCGCAGGGATGGTTCCTGGTGCGCCGGCGACCGGCACCCTTGGATCGCGGCCTTATCCGCGATCTTGATGGGCGAGCATGACCCCGGATCCTGAGCCTGAGCAGAGCCCCCCTACCCCCCAGCGGAATTCGCTAGGAAGGCTAGGGGGGCCGCAGCTCGTCCGGTGACCCCGTCACCGTCGCCGTCGCTTCGCCCCACCACTGCTGTGGCGGGACAGACTCTCGCACTAAAGTCCAGTCCAGCCTTGGGAGCGACACGCCAAAGAAACACTGCACACGTGATGCTTGCGGAACGGGGGGGGGGGAGGTAGATTGCGTCCCGTTAACGGACGAACGGGAGGAAGCAATGAGTCCAGTGGTGGAAACAGACCACTCCTACCTAGAGATCAACAAGGACGATTCGTGCACCATCGCGATGCACGAAGACATCAGATATGAGGAGCGCAAGCGTCTGTTTCAGGCTGCTGCCGACCTCGGATATCAGGAAGTCGTGGGCGAATGTCACGACCCGGCGTCCGGGTTCACCTTCTTGGAGGTGATCAAGTGAGCGAGCAGACACCTGAGCGGCTGCGGTTCTCCCACTCGCAGTTGAGCACGTTCACCCGCTGCGGGAAGCAGTACTACCTTGAGCGGATTGCGACAGCACCGTCGAAGCCAGCGGTGTGGTTCGTCGCCGGAACCGCCATTCACAACGCCATCGAGGCAATCAACCAGGAGTACGTGAAGGAGTGGACAGGATGAGCGACAAGTACGCGACGGTGAAGGTGACAGAGTTCGACGGCAAACTGTACCCTCTGGGATCGGACACTCCGATCCCAGAGAACTGCGTGATCGTAATCACGCCAGCCAATCACCAGCTCATGCTCGGAGATGTGATCGTGGACACGTACGGCCAGGTGTGGGTTATCGACGACGATGACATGAATCACGACGAGGGCCTGCGCGCGTTCGACGCGTTCGACCCGTACCAGAGTCGAAGCGTCACCAAGATCGAAGCACCGTACATCGTGGTCTGCCGGCAGTCGCAGCCCACCGAGATCCTCATTGAGGCTTAGTAACATGGCAGAGGTGTTCTCAATCTGGCAGGCTGCATGGGCGGGCAGTCTTGCCGAGGCGCAGCAGAAGCATGACGCACCCATCGAGCAGTGGCGCACTGCGGGCAGGAAGACGAAGGACAAGCCGACCGGTGAGGACTTGAACTGGTGGCATCACGCTGGACTTGAGCAGGTCAACGCGTACCGGTCATGGTTGGAGATGAGTGGCTGGCGGATCGTCAGCATCGACGGCAAGCCGCTGATCGAGTACGAGGTGAACGCTGCGTTCAACGACGGAGACACTCCGGTCAAGGGATTCATCGATGCTGTCATGGTCACACCGAATGGAGAACTGGTGATCGTGGACTACAAGACCGGTTCACGTGTCCCCGCCGGCAGCCAGCAGCTCGCTCTGTACGCGACCATGATGGGGATGGTCGGCCTGCCGACACCGACTATGGGTGCCTGGTACATGACCCGAAAGGGTGAGCTGTCCCCTGTGGAGGATCTGACCCGCTGGGACAAGCGGTTCTTCGACAACCTGTTCGGGCAGCTCGCGCGTGCCCGAGGCGCAGACATCTACCTGCCGCACGTGTCAGACATGTGTGGCACGTGCGGAGTGAACTCGTACTGCTACGCGTATGGCGGCAGCGAGTCGCACCTGTATGACCCTCTGGACCCTGACCACAAGACTGCGAACTGAGAGGAACCATCCGATGACATCACCTGAGAGCAACTTCTCCGCGACCGTGAAGACGGCCCGTGGATCACTCATCACGGTGCGCGGCGACGACGCCGACCACTTCAACCTGAACATCAAGGCTGCGATCATCAGTGAGGTTGGCGCGAACGTGGTCGCGTTCGAGGACACCGTGCTGGGCACCATCAGCACTCCCGCACCGATCCCTGCACCAGCTCCTGCGCCAGTGCCGCAGCAGGACACGGCACCCGCTGCCCCTGCTGGCAGCCCCGAGTGGGTTGAGGGCCGGTACGGCGACAAGTACCAGTACGGCCACCCCGACGCGCCCGCCCTGCCGGACGGGCGCGGCCAGTACATCCTGAAGGATTGGACGAGCAAGCAGGGGAAGCGACTGCGTGCCTGGGTGGACCCGGTGAAGGGTCCGAAGCCGTTCAAGCCTGGTGCCGTCGAGGCAGAGCTGATCTGGGCGTGACCTGTGAGGTCACTGACCCATGTCATCTCCGGTGACGGACCCAAGGCGCAAGCCTTGCCTGACGTGTATCCGCCGCTGTCGGCTCGCGACATCAAGTTCCGTCGCGGCCAGGTCGTGATGATCGCCGCCCAACCCAACGGTGGCAAGAGCATGCTAGCCCTCCACTACCTGATCCACTCAGGTGTGGACGGCTTGTACATCTCGGCTGACACGGATCCGACGACGACGATGCTGCGCGCAGCAGCGACCATCCTCGGGAAGACGATGTCGGAGGTGGAGCATGCGTGCTCCACCGACTCAGGTCTGGTGTTCGTCCAAGAAGCGTTGGACGGGTTGCAGGAGCGGATCAGGTTCTGCTTCGACCCTTCACCTTCCATCAACGACATCGCGATGGAGATCGAGGCGTGGAACAGCCTGTTCGGTCAGCCGCCGACACTGCTCGTCGTGGACAACCTGATGAACATCGTGTCAGGGAATGACAACGAGTTCATGGCGATGAGAGAACACTGCGTAGCCCTCCACCACATCTCACGTGTCACGAACTCCAGTGTGTGGGTGCTGCATCATGTCAGCGAGAACGAGTCACGGGCCACCATGCCAGCGCCACGGCGTGCACTGCACGGGAAGGTCAGCCAACTGCCAGAGATGATCCTCACCCTGGCGATGGACCCGCACAGCAACCAGCTCAAGATCTGTGCGGTTAAGAACCGTCACGGGCCGCATGATGCGACCGGTGAGGACTTCGAGGTGCTGTACGTGGATCCGTCACGCATGTCCATCTACTCGTCGCAGATGGAGATGGCGACTGCGGCGAAGAGACGGGAGTGGGAGTAGTGCGTGACTTGAAGTTCGACGGGATCGAGTTTAACAGTGAGTGGATGGAAGGCGTGCAGCTCCAGTTCCACCAGTACATGGAGTCGATGATGGTCGCAGTTGACCGGGAAGAGGCGTGGGTGGGTTCCTCGGGCCGCAACTTCTGCGGCTGCGAGTGGTGCATCAGTCGGGAGATCCTCGCGTTCCTGGTTCCTCGGCTGACGCGTGGCGTCAGCAGCGGCATGATTGCAACAGTGCAGGATCAGACATGATCCGGGTCGGAAGCCTGTGCACCGGCTATGGCGGTCTGGACTTGGCGGTTGAGCATGTGTTCGGCGGTCGCACGATTTGGACCGCTGACTTCGACAAGCACGCGTCGAAGGTGATCGCTGCCAGGTTCCCTGCCGCCCCCAACTTGGGCGACATCAAGAAGATCAACTGGCATGAGGTGCCTGAGGTTGATGTGATCACAGGCGGGTATCCGTGTCAGCCGTTCAGTCATGCTGGGAAGCGGGAAGGAGTGGAGGATGAGCGGCACATCTGGCCGTGGATCATTGAAGGAGTTCGCACGCTTAGGCCCCGATGGTGCGTCTTCGAGAACGTGGGGGGTCACCTCTCTCTTGGATTGGGAGAGGTACTCAAAGACTTGGCCGAAGCAGGGTATGTGGGTGGATGGTGAAGTCTTCGAGCTGCCGACGTGGGTGCCCCGCATGGGCGGCTGCGAGTGTTCATCCTCGCTTGCCGGCCAGATGCTGCCGACACCATTGGCCGACAATTCGCGGGGTCTGCCTCAGAAGGGGACGGACTTCAGCAGTCTCCCGAACGCGGTTCTGGGGCTGTAGATCTCTTGCCGACCCCTGACGCCAGCGCCCACAAGTACCGGATCGGGGGGGGGGGAGTCAGCAGTCGCGGAGCCTCGAAGGTCTCGCCAGGCGAGGAGAACTGGACTGCTCCCAACCCCAACCGCCCGTGATCACAAGGACGGACTAGGTGCGAGGCATGGTGTCACTGGTGCAGCGGATCTGCTGCCTCGGGCGATCGGAGAACTGCTAGATGGATGACTCGAAGCTGCTGCCGACTCCTGTCGTCAACGACATGGGTGCAGGGAAGACCCCCCCCCAGTGGGATGTGTGGATCGAGCAGATGCGGGTGAAGCATGGGAACGGGAACGGTCACGGGCGGTCTCTGTCCGTCGAGGTGGAACGAGCAGTTGCTCTCCTCCCAACACCAACAGTTCAACAAGGCCGGAACAAGACCAGTGGAAGACAACCAGACGCCAAGTTCAACACAGGCACCACGTTGAACGACACCGTGTACGAAGGGACCATCAACGAAGTGAACTGGGGTCCATACGAGGTAGCAATCCGACGATGGGAGGCCACACTCAACCAGCCAGCACCAGCACCAACCGAACTAGGCAAAGAGGGACGACCACGCCTCTCACCCCGATTCGTGGAATGGATGATGGGACTGCCAGACGGATGGGTGTGCGACGTGCCCGACATCTCCCGCACCCAGCAGCTCAAACTTCTCGGCAACGGGGTCGTCCCGCAGCAGGCCGTCGTCGCCATCGAGCATCTGCTGCATGTCGTCTCACAGTATGTAACAGTGCAGGAGGTGGACAGTGACGCGTGATGAGTTGGAGCGCATGTCGTGGGCTGCCCGGAACAGGTATTACCAGCGGCTTTACCAGTTGCGGAGGAAGCTTCCCGCCTTGGAGCCGTACGTCGCTGTCACTGAGGCACGCCGGTTGCAGCATGAGATCCCGTTCGATCCGCCTGAGGTGATCGCTGCTCGAAGGCAAGTGTTGGAGTCGTTGACCTTGCCGGCCAGCATGCGGAAGAAGACCCGATGAGCAGCGCGTCGAAGCGGAAAGGCACCAACTTCGAACGTGAAGTCATCACCTACCTGCGTCAGCACGGCTACCCGTACGCTGACCGTCCCGTCGCAGGAGCCAGCGAGGATGTCGGAGACATCATCGGCACTCCCGGCGTGGTGTGGGAGTGCAAGAACCAGAAGATCATGCAGCTCGCCTTGTGGGTGGACGAGCTGGAAGTGGAGATCGCCCACAACTTGGCCCGCTACCAGGTTGAGTCGCCGGTCACCGGAGCTGTCATCCACAAGCGTCGAGGGAAGTCTTCCGCTGGCGACTACTACGCCACCCTCCCCCTCTACCGGTACGTCCAACTATTGAAGGAAGCAGGTTACTGATGAGTGATCCGATGTTCTCCTGGCATGAGCGTGGCGCATGCCGGAACCTGCCCGTCGAGATGTTCTACCTGCCAGAAGGTTCCGGCACAGGTGACGGCGACATTCGTCGTCTCTGCCAGACATGCCCTGTCAGGGTTCACTGCGCTGTCGCTGGTCTCGCTGAGGATCACGGGCATTGGGGTGGGTTCCCGCCGACGACGCGCAGCAAGTGGCGGAAGCAGCTCGCGCTGGCTTCATGGATGACTGTGTCCGCTGGGCATGAGACGAGGTACCAGCGGTATCTGCCGTGGCTGCGGAAGGTGTTCTATGACGCGCAGCGGATGGGCATCAAGTCTGCGTTCGTTTGTAACAGTGCAGAACCTGAGCGGGCGAAGGCTTGGCTGCGCTCGATGGAGCGGGTGTGACGATGAGACGACTAGCTGCCGTCGCTCTCCTCGCACTGGCCGTGCTCGTCCCGACGGCGCAGCCGGCGAATGCTGCACCACTTGGACGCTGCCAGCTCGTCCAAGTGATCCGTGACGCCGGGTTCACCGGAAGAGATGTGCGGATCGCTTGGGCTGTGGCAATGCGCGAATCAGGTGGTGACCCTAGAAACATCACGAACAGCGACTACGGCCTGTTCCAGTTCAACCGGCCATCGTGGGGTCACTCCTCCTGGTGGAACACCTCACGTCTGCTCACCGCCTCGTACAACGCGCGCATGGCGTACCGGATGGTGATGCGCACCGGTTGGCGCGCCTGGGGGTTGAACCGCACGGGAACTGCCGTGTACGCCGCCGACTACAGCATGTGGTCGCAGTGGAAGATCGACAACTGGATCTGGAAGCCGTACAGGTACTGGTACAACCGGTACCCGTCATGCGTGGTCAGATACTGATGATCGACGGAGGAAGTCTGCGAGCAGTGCTTGACCATTACAGCATCCAGTACCGCACCCGTGGCGGCAACCAGCAGATCCGATGCCCATTCCACGACGACACGCACGCATCCATGTCAGTGAACCTTGACAACGGGTTGTGGCGATGCTTCACGTGCAGTGTCGCCGGGGACGCAATCACCTTCATCGAGCAGAAGGAGAACGTGAAGTATGGAGACGCTCGATCCATCCTTGATGGGATGGCTGTCGGAGACAGCGGAACAGTACGCGGCCAGCCTGCCGAACAGTCCAGCAGCCTCCTACCTGGAGTCACGCGGCATCAGCGCAGGAGTCGCAGCGACCTTCCAGCTTGGCTACGTGGAAGCACCAGCCACCGGACACGAAAGCTATAGAGGCATGCTGTCCATCCCGTACAACACTGTCCGTGGCACGACCGGGTTCAAGTTCCGCAGGCTCAGCAACGACGGCACCCGCTACCTGAACCCGACCGGGTCGCGCACCGACATCTACAACGTGACCGCCCTGCTGAAGTACACGCCGACGATCGTCGTGTGTGAGGGGGAGATCGACACGATCACCGTCCACGGCGTGGTCGGTGTCCCGGCGGTTGGAGTGCCTGGGGTGCAGAACTGGAGGCGTCACTTCCCTCGACTGTTCGACGGCATCCAGAGGATCTGGGTGTTGGGCGACAACGACGAGAAGGTTGACGGCAGCAACCCTGGGCAGGAGTTCGCGAAGCGGGTGTGCGAAGAGCTGCCGCAGGCAGTGAACGTGATGCTGCCACCGGGTATGGATGCGAACCAGATGCTGGTCACGCACGGGCCGCAATCGTTGCGTGAACTGCTTGGAGTGAAGGAGGAGAACGATGGTTGAGAAGAAGGATCCGCGTCTCGCGCGGATCGGAGCGGACGGGTACAACAAGCCAGTCCGCACGCCGAAGCATCCGAAGAAGAGCCATGCCGTGGTCGCGAAGGAAGGCGACCAGGTGCGGCTGATCCGCTTCGGGCAGCAGGGTGTGTCCGGGTCGCCAAAGAAGCAGGATGAGACGGAGTCATACAAGAACAGGCGCGAGTCATTCAAGGCTAGGCATGCGAAGAACATCGCCAAGGGCAGGCTCAGTGCTGCCTATTGGGCAGACAAGGTCAAGTGGTGAAAACGGAGAATGGTGGACGAGGAGACATGGACGAGACTGCTGCACACGCTGATCGAGTTGGGACTTGGGATAGTTCAACAGGATCGGTTGACTGGGAGAGTGGAAGTTCAAGTGCCTCCCGTTCGAAGATGATCCTCGGCAAGTTCGACAATGATGTGTACGACATCATCGAGGATCTCGCTGACCTGCTGATCTCGAAGCATCACGACTACGGGCCGAAGAACATCAGCATGTCACCTGGTGGTCCATTGAACGGTTTGCGTGTCCGCATCTGGGACAAGATCGCTCGCATCAACAACCTGATTGACGCCGGCTTCTCACCGTCGCATGAGTCGCTTGAGGACTCGTTCAAGGATCTGGCGAACTACAGCATCATCGCTCTGATGGTGCTGGACGGCAAGTGGCCTGGAGTATCTGATGACTGACAAGCGGATTGTTGTCCTTCCTGACATGCAGATCCCGTCGCATGATCCGAAAGCTGTCGATGCTGTGCGCGAGTTCGTCCTCGACTACATGCCGGACGAGCTGTACTGCGTCGGTGATGAGGCTGACTCGCCTGAGCCGTCACGGTGGGCGAAGGGCACCGCACTGGAGTATGCGGGCACGTTGCAGGCCGGCTTCGACCAGGTGCGTGAGGTGATGGCTGGGTTCCGTGAGGTGATCGGTGACAAGCCATTCCATGTGATGCGCAGCAATCATGGGGATCGGCTGCGCACGTACCTTTCACGGTACGCGCCAGCTCTCACTTCACTGCGTGATCTCACCATCGAGAAGCAGCTCGGCTACGACGAGCTGAACATCACCTACCACGACCAGATGTGGGAGTTCTCTCCCGGCTGGGTTATGGCGCACGGCGATGAGGGGAACCTGGTGCAGACGGCTGGCGGGACAGCGTTGTCGCTGGCCCGCAAGGTGGGCAAGTCGATCGTTTGCGGTCACACGCACAGGTTCGGGATGCAGCACGAGGCGAAGGGTTTCAACGGGCAGATCAACCAGACGTTGGTCGGCATCGAGGTTGGTCACCTCATGGACATCAAGAAGGCTTCCTACTTGAAGACGGGGGCAGCTAACTGGCAGCAAGGATTCGTCATCCTCAACATCGATGAGAAGAAGAAGGTGCACCCGACCCTCGTCCCAATCATCAACCGGTCGTTCATCGTGGAAGGGGAACGATATGCCTGGTGAGATCCCCGTCCAAGTCTCATGGGAGAAAGTGCAGCAGCTCACCGTGTACAACGTGGAGACCGGCAACCGGATGAATCTCACGTTCGAAGGTGAAGAGTTGGATCTGCTCGCGTATCTGCCGCAGATCATTCAGAAGATTGTGGATGAGCATGGCACGTCAGGTTGATGGGTGGCGGCGCACCGACTGGCGGCTCGGCAGGGTGCATGTGATCCGCCGTGGACCTAGCCGGAACCGTGAGTACGGGGTGGTCGTGTGGGGTGCGGGACCGCATTGGGTGCCGACTGTGGATGTTTCTACGGGTCGCAGCATGTGGACTGTGAGGTGGGTGAAGTGATCGACCACGACCCGCTGTGCCCACGCCCACGGTGTGACTACGGCATCGGTGATCCCGCGTTCGCGTGCATGGGCTACGAAGACTGCGAGCACGACTGCCAGTGCACCTTGATCGCCCAGGTGCGTGCTGATGAGCGGCAGAAGGCCGCCGCCCGCATCACCGCCCAATGTGCGCACACCAAGTACGAAGGCTGCGCGCCCTGCACGCACGACCAGGCCGCCGCAGCCGTGCGAGGTGCCCAGCCATGACCGAGCACAAGCCAGCAGCCGTACTCGAACGACCCGACCAGTTCTGGTACTGCCTCGGCTGCTCCCAGCCGTGGCCCTGCCCATCCGCGAAGGAAGACAACACTGATGAGTGAATGGCCTGAAGGTGTCAACGTAGACGATGTAAACGACATCGTCAGCATCGTCGCCGGATCCCTCCACCGCACCTACCGGGAGTGGAGTGAGCTTGAGGACATCCGGCAGACCTTGCATGAATGGTGCTGGAGGAAGAGGGAGAAGGTCGCAGAGTACCTGGTGCGGGACGATCCGAAGGATCGGAAGAGCGGTCAGGCTGCGATGATGCGATCACTGCACCGTGAAGGGGCACGTCACTGCCGGCGGGAGAAGGCAGCCAAGGCCGGATACGAGATCAGTGACGAGTACTTCTACAGCACAGCCCTAGTCGAGGATGTGCTCAAGGTCATCATCAACGGTGACGCCAGCCACCCTGGGAAACCGGAGCATGGTGGGAAGAACATGGGTGACCCGGCAGAAGGTGGGAACTTCATCGCCATCGTCGCTGACGTTCGCAACGCAATGCACGGAATGGATGTTGAGACGAGAGCGTTGATGATCAACCTGCTCGGAGTGGGCATCCCAGCAGAGCAGCTAGCCCGTGACCGGTCCATCAGCCCGCAAGCCGTACGCCAAAGGGTGCAGCGTGCATGCGTGAAGATCGTCCGACAGCTCGGAGGGGAGTCACCTTGGCGGTGACTCCCCTCCACAAGTGCGGGCTGCTATCACCCGACCAGCTCATCCTCATCCTCATCGAACACATCATGGATGTCAGCGGCCCTCGACAAGTCGATGCCGAGAGCGAGCACACCAAGGCTGACAATAACTAGGGCGAGGAACGCGTACAGGACGAACATCACGGCACCATCCTCAAGTACAAGTCATACTGGCCCTGATCATTGCGGTGCACGAACCCGTCAAACATGCCCAGGTCGCGAGCTGACTTCACTTTCCCCCGTTTGATGTTGGACAGGCGGACGTCCGCTGACTCACGGCGCGGATACGTGCCGATGATGGCATGCTGCCCAGGTCGGCTCGCGAGATGCTTGTAGATGCTCTCCGCTCGGGCACGCTTCCGCTCCAAGTAGCCTTCCGGTGGTTCAGCCCAACGAATCTCCACTGATCCTTCTCCTCTCAAACATGTAGATGGGGGGTGCTGCTGGACGGGCCGGGGAGGGGGGGTGCCAGCCCGTCCAGCAGCGGTCTAGGAGTCCTTCTCCAACGCTTCCGCTTCGCATGCCACGGCGAGGATCTGACTGGCGATGCGGCGCATGTCACTGGAATCGCCGAAGATCTCGACAGAAGATGTTCCTTCCCGAATCAGGAACATGCAACGCACCCGGTCGTCGTGCAGAAACGTTGAAGTCCTTGTCTCTGTCGTCAAGGTGATATACGTGTGCATCAGTCCTCCTCACTGAGCAGCATAGCACAGTCCGATGATACATACTTGTGGTCGTCGATGCTCATCGCTTCCAGGTACTCGTCGTAGTCGATGCCTAGCTGGGAGCACAATTGGTCAAGTGTCATGGGGACACCTCGACCCCGCCGACGACACCCATGATGAGGATGAAGGTGATGACGGTCAGCCACGGGATGACGGCGAGAAGGATGCGGGTCATTCCTGCACCTCCCCGCCACGGTTCCGATACGGCTCAGCGGTAACTGGGTCAAAAAGCCACCCCAGGCACTCATCAGTAAACAGATGCATGCCGTCGTGGCCGCCGCACTCGACGTAGTCAGAATCGAACAAGTTGGGACTGGCCGGCATCGCGACACCCGCATCCAGCCAATCCGACAGATACCCTTTGCCCTGACAGGTCGAGCACATCGTCCAGTCGATCGCCGGAAAGTAGTTCCCGACGAAAGAACCTGACTTCCGGCAGCTCCCGCACGAATCACACACCGTGTAAGTCACGCGTTCACCATCCCCGTGAACAAGTCACGCACCGCACCCAGCCGATCCGCACCCCACCCCTCCCGCACCGGCAGGCCCAACGGGCCGTCAGCATGGTCGTAGAGTGCAGCGCACCACTCACCGTCGCCGTAGTCCGTGACCACCAGCAGCAGCTCGTAGAGTCGATCAGCATCCGACGTAGAGTCTTGACTGTTCAACGAAACCTCCCCTAATCCGAAACCGATTCCGAACCTAACACGGAACAGTGAACCATGCGATGCTGCATTAGTCAACCCTATTCCCATCACATCTCTCCCAGCGAACCCCATTGATGATCCGGTGGGAGTCACACACACGTCACCTCTCACAAAGTCATCTCCTTTCACGTCACCTCACCTCACCTGTCAACCATCCCCGACCCTCCGCACCCGCCGACGCCGGCCAGTGCCACGCTCGACAGGTCGCTAGGTGCGCCACCTGTCACCCGACGATGGGGCCGACTCTCACCCGACCAGAGGAAAGCCGGTCACGTGCGGACAGGTCACGTGCACGTATGCGCGCGAGCGTCTACCCAACAGTGAACCCATGCCGCTAGATCCTCAAGCTCAGCTTGATTCTCCGGGTGCGCCGACTCTGGCACGCGCCACGCGTCGGCCACCTCTCGAGCACACTCGACACCCTCGCATGCCTGGCATGCGCCACTGTGCAGCACTGGCGCACCCGACGACGCTAACGCATACAGCCGAGTCCACTGCCCACCATGCCACCATGACGCGTACAAGCTGGCATCAGTGGCGCTAATCAGGTCGCCCATATCTCCCCTCCCTCCCATCAGGTCGCTACCCACCGTCTAGCAGATACGGAAACGGCACACCCCGTGGGGTGTGCCGAACCGTAACGGCTAGCGCGCGACCTAGTCGAGAAAGCCGAGAGCCATAGCATCATCAAGTTCCGATGCTATGCCGTCGATGTCGTCGCCCATCAGGTCAAACAGTGCCGACGCGTAAGCGGCACGCGTGGCCCCAATCTCGGCCATGTCACCGTGCTGAGAGCCGATAGCCTGACACCCTCGAATCGCGAAATCCTTCCGAACCTGGTCGAACGATGAACCAAGCTCTCCGGCCACATCGTGCAGAGTGTCAATCTCCCACGGCTCTCCACACTTCACACACATGATGTCCAACCTGATCACACCCTCCCGTTAGTAGGTTCGCGATGCCTAGCGGCATGCGCCACGGTGCGCCGACATGCGGGCCGGCGCACCGTGGTGCGCAACGCTCGACCTAGTCCGCCCACGTGATCCGGTACAGATTCCCGCGGCCACCCTTGTGGGATCCGAGGAACTCGACCTGGTAACCGTCCCCCGACCAGTGGGACGCGTACTGCTCGACCGCCAGTCGGTGCGCGTCGGAACTCCCGTAGTCATAGGGGAATCCCTTAGCGTGCCGCGCCACGGCACTGGCAGTGAGCGGGTCAACCCACACCCGTGCACCCTCCGAGTCGGTAGGGCCCGAGTAGCGGGTACGCACAATCACGTCACTCATGTATCTATCCTCCCATGCTCGACTGTTGCAAACTAGCCACCGTAGCGCGAGCACGCGCCACAGCCGTACCGTGCAGCAGGAACCGGATGATCACCTGGCGATCAGGCTTAGCACACAAGCCACAGTCTGCGCAGTGCACACCACGAGTCTGCTCAGGACACGTGATCACTCGGTGCCCATCGATCAGCTCACCCTCAGGAATGCCATCATTAGCGACTACCGTAGGCATGCCCAGATTGATCGCCTGGCGCACATCCTCGACGGTCTCGCATGACGCATTCATCACATAGCCGGTGCCGGCAATCCGACCCACATCCCTACGTGACATCATGCGCCACGCGTGCGTATAGCCGAACACTGTAGGTGCTCGACCCACAGTGTCGTGGGCCACGCGCCACGCAGACATGAGAGCCGAGATATATGCGTGATCGATCCTCTCCACCCCCGACGCGTCACGCGCCACCACATCCCCCAACACCCGGTCACGCGCGACCCTGTCGCCACGCTTAGCGGCACGCGTGAAAGCCGATAGAACCCGATCCCACGCGCCATCCTCCGACGCGTACTTATCAACGGAATGCCAGTGCCTTCCAGTGCCATAGCACCCCGATCCGAGGAAAGGGCATGCCTGGGGACACGTGAAACTAGGACGGGACGTAGTCACCATGCGCCCAACTTTCACATTCCCGTCAGTCACCACGATGGGGCCGACACTCTGAGCCCTACTCATGCCGAACCCCCTCGCATGCGCAAGTCTCGACCGACGCGCGACACCGGACACACACAGTGCCGACCCAGCTCCCGAGATTGCACACCCCGAGAGTGTGCACGTGCGAAACATCTTTCATTGCGTTCCCCTCCGATTCCCCTGGGATATGCCCTACCGGCATATCGGGAGGCGCGCCGACACCCGCCGACGCGCCACCCGACACAACGCTAGCGAGTCACATGATGCAAAAGAGTAAGCGTAGCGGGATCGCGCGTCACCACCCCGACACCCACCCCGACACCCACCAGAACGGCAACGATGGCGACCAGAACCACAGCCTGGCCGATCGCCTGACCCATCCGGTACCGAGTCGAGTAACCCGAAACCGCAGGATACTGCCGCCACTGCAACACACTCGGCACAGTCAGCATTGCAAGAATCATCCCACCAAGAATGAACATCATCACAGCTTTCCCCCCTCAAGTAGTGCGAAAGCCTCGACCACACGCGCCACCAATTCGGCAGGCGAGACATCATCCGATCCGTACTCCCACAAGTAATCAAGATCGCCCAAGCCCGGGTGCGCATACAGCACAGCGACTGCGCCACCCCTAGAGCAGTACGGTACGCACGCATCCGCATCAGTGATCAGAACATGCGCACGACTACTCGGGATCTCCACAGCGATAGCATCACACCCCCCTCCAGTCCCCACATGCGTGACAACAAACCCTGCACCCTCGAACGCACGCACGTAAGGCGACGCGTCAAACCCACCCCACGGAACCGGAGAGCCAATCTCCGACAGGTAGTGTCCAGTCCACCCACACGACCCGCACCCGACACCCGCGCAGTACTCACACGGCACGTAACCGCACTCATCGTCCGCACACCCGCCGCTCACTCCGCGTCACCCCTCGCAATCGTGGCCGTATGACAACTCATCGTCGGTAAGATCCTTGCGTCCGCACTCTCCGCACCACCGCGCGGTACGGAACATTGCACTAATGGGATTGTCCGTAGCCATCACTCCGGCGCCACCACAGCCGCACCCGTACTCCCGATCGGTGCCGCACACCGTGCACCATGGGAATTCTGAGAAACACCCGCCGATGTCGAAACCCTCACCACAAGGGAACGACACCACACCCGAAACTTGCTCAGCCGGAACCGTCGCCACGTGCCCAGAACCACACGTGCAGTGAAACGAAACCGTACCCATCACTCCACCCCTCCCACGGTCGCACCATGCAACCATGCCTACAGTGTTACATAGCCACACCATAGCGTCAACCCCAAACCCAAAAAAAAGTGAAACCCCATTTCCCTGGCACACCACGAAACGAAAAATATGGGCAGTCTCACACCGTCGATGTCGGCTGATCGACCAATGGACTGAGAAGGGTCGAGGGTGCCCCATCATCCTGCGGGTGACCTACTCGCTATGGGATAGGTGAATGTGTCGCGCCACGCCTGCCACCGTCGGCGGACTATGGGCGACATCATCGGGTGCACCCCCTCCCCCTCCCCCCTCGGTGCCCCGGTGGCCGGCACGAGCTCGACGTGCCGACCGACCCCCGGTTTCTAAATGTACACGTATATATATATATAGAATAGTCCCTAGATAAATTTTCACCTGGGCTGCCGGTTCTCGTATGTTGGGAATGGGTGGGACGTGTTTTTAATGGGTTTGCGCCTGTTCTTAGTGTGTGTGATGGAGATCACATGGGGGTGGGTGTTTTCTTTGCGTGCTTGGAATGGCTCTTTACATTATTGAGAGCATCTTCCAACCTCCGGTTGGATGATGCGTTCCACTGGGTGGGTGGGCGAAACCCCTGCCAGGGGGTTGAGCCCCTGGCGGGTTGGGGTTTCGCTGGGCAGCTCGCCGTCTTCGGCGGCGTGCTGCTGGGGGTGACCCGCTGGTGGCGGGTCGCCGGTTGGGTGGGCCGACGGGAGGGTTTGTCGGCCCACTGGGTGGTTCTTTCTTTGTTCTCTTTCTTGTTTCTTGCTCGTCGTGTTTGTTCGCTGTGTCTGGCTGCGTGTGTCCTGCTCGCTGCTTACGTCTTCTTGCTCGCTGCTTAGTGATGCTTGTTCTTCTTGGGTGGTGTTGTGGGGCGTCGTGCTGATGGTCGGGATCCGGTGACGGTTCGTGGTGAGCTGTCGGCGTTGCTTGCTGCTGGTGTGCCGGTGGTGGACGCTTTGCAGCGGGTGGACCGGTCGAGGTCGTGGTATGAGGAGCAGCGGCGTAGGGATCGGGAGTGGGCGAAGCAGGTTGATGGGTGGCGGGAGGCTGCTGCGAGGGGGCAGCTTGTTCGTCAGCGCCCTGGTGAGTTCGCGGATTTCTGTGAGGAGTTCCTCCGGTTCAGGGTGTGGCCGCATCAGCGGCTGATGGTGGACTTGTTGGAGGGGCGGGATCCTGCGGATCTGCATCCTTCGATGCTGTTCGAGCCGGGGTCGGCTGGCTTGTCGCGTCTGCTGGTGAACGTGCCGCCGAATCATGCGAAGAGCATGACGATCACGATCTCGTATGTGACGTATCGGATCTGCAAGGATCCGAATGTTCGGGTGATCGTGGTGTCGAAGACGCAGGAGCAGGCGAAGAAGTTCTTGTATGCGATCAAGCAGCGTCTGTCGCATCCGCAGTATGTGGATTTGCAGGTCCGGTTCGGGCCGGCTGACGGGTTTAAGGCGACTTCGGACCAGTGGTCGGCTACGAAGGTGTATCTGGGTGGGGATGCTCGGGATTCGGGTGAGAAGGATCCGACGATTGAGGCTTTGGGGATGGGTGGGCAGATCTATGGGGCTCGCGCGGACCTGATCATCCTCGATGATGTGGTTACTTTGGCGAATGCTGGCGAGTGGTCGAAGCAGATGGACTGGATCCGCCAGGAGGTGGCGTCTCGTCTGGGCCCGGATGGGCAGCTTCTGGTGGTGGGGACGCGGGTGGCGTCTCAGGACTTGTATCGGGTGCTGCGTGACCCGGATCATTATGCGGATGGCTTGGTTCCGTGGACGTATCTGGGGATGCCGGCGGTCTTGGAGCCTGCTGAGGATCCTGCGGACTGGGTGACGTTGTGGCCGGTGTCGGATCAGCCGTTCTCGGACGCTGACAAGCCGTTCCCTGACGGCTCGTTCCCTCGTTGGACGGGGGAGCGGCTGGCTCGGGTCCGCAACGAGGTGGGTCCGACGAAGTGGTCGATGGTGTACCAGCAGATGGATGTGGAGGAGAACTCCACGTTCGACCCGGTGGCGGTGCGTGCGACGGTGGATGGGATGCGTAAGCCTGGCCCTCTGAGGGGTGGGGCGGCTGGGCATCCGCAGTCGCCGGACGGCTTCTACCGGATCTGCGCGATGGACCCTGCTATCGCCGGGGACATGGCGGTGGTCGCGTACGCGGTGGACCGGGAGACCGGCCACCGCTGGGTGCTCGATGTGCTGGTCCGGTCAGCTCCGAAGCCTGCCGACATCCGTGACGTGTTCTTCGACTGGACGGACAGGTTCGCCCCGCATGAGTGGATCGTTGAGAACAACGCCTTCCAAGGCTTCCTGGCGCAGGATGAGGACATCCGCAGCCATCTGGCTTCCCGTGG